AATAAGGCAGTTCAAGAAACAAATTACAACTTTCCAGATTGATTTTTGGGAGGCTTAACTCTTTTAAGGCAACTTAAAAAGTTTTTAGAATTTGAAGGGGTTAAAAAATATAGAATTTTAAAGATAAAAACTTTTCAGAACCTGGGAAATGGAAGAACATTAGAACACCTTATCTTGTTGAGATAATGAATGCATTCAATGATAAGGAAATTGAAGAAATAATATTCTTAAAATCAACACAAATCGGTGGAACAGAATGCCTGAATAATATCATTTGTTACATTATTGCACAAGATCAAGCTGCAAGTATGGTTGTATACCCTATTCTGGATCTAGCCGAATGGACAAGTACAAACAGATTGCAACCTATGATTGAGTTATCACCGGATACACGAAACAATTTTAATAAAAAAGCTTCTCAGAAACGAGAATTGCAATTTAATGGTATGTTTTTGTCAATCAGTGGAGCTAATAGCCCTTCCAGTTTGTCTTCAAAACCAATAAAGAACTTGCTTTTAGACGAGATAGACAAATACCCTGGCTCATCAGACAAAGAAGCTGAGCCAATTTCATTGGCTGAAGAACGGACAAGAACTTATCCAACGAGTAAAAAAATATTCAAAACTTCTACTCCTACGACTTCTAACGGCAATATTATAAAAGCTTTTAATAAAGCTGATTGTCAAAAGTATTATTATGTGCCATGTCCACACTGCTCAACATATCAGAAGCTTTCATTCTCTAACTTAAAATTTGATTCTAAACTAAAAAGCTTAGATTTGATTAGAGAATCAGCTTATTATGAGTGTGAAAAGTGCAGGTTGAAGATAAATGATAAACACAAAGTGTCTATTATCCGTGATGGTAAGTGGGTTGCAGAAAAAAATAACGGCAAAAAGAAGACAGCGTTTTTCATAAACTGTTTATACTCTCCTTGGCTCAGATTTGGCGATATAGCTGTCAAATGGATGGAATCAAAAGATGATCCTGAAAAACTTCAAAACTTTATAAATTCATGGCTAGGAGAGGCCTGGAAGCAAACAGAATCGACTCTTGATCATGAAATTGTATTTGAACGTCAATCAGAGAATGAAGAAGCTATAATTCCAGATGAGGCTTTGATCTTAACGGCTGGGGTAGACGTCCAGAAGAATAGTATATATTATACTATTCGTGCATGGGGTACAGATCTAACGAGCTGGGGCATTTCGTATGGAAATGTTGAAAGCTTCCAAGAATTAGAGTACATAATGAACCTTCCGTATCTTAAAAAATCAGGTGGTTCAATGCTTATTGATCGTTGTTGCATCGATACTGGACACAGAACGGAAGAAGTCTACGACTTTGTAATACAAAACAATGAGTGGGCTACAGCTTGCAAGGGTTCATCAAGAGAATTAGTGCAAAAATACAATATTTCAAGCATTGACGGGAAAAATAGTAAGACAAATATTAACTATTCTCTAAGTTTATACCTTGTGGATACTTCAAAATACAAAGATACAATTAATTCAAGGATCCAAAGACCAAATGGAAAAGGATCCTTTATGTCTTTCAAGGGTGTTGGGATTGACTACGCAAGGCAATTGACCTCAGAAGAAAAAATAAAAGAAAACAATAAAGAAGTATGGAAGCCTAAGATAGGTCAACCACAAAACCATTATCTTGACTGTGAGGTGTATTCATTTTTAGCAGCTGATATAATGCAGGTGAGATACTTAACAACGCCAATAGAAACACAAAATTCAACTATATCAAAAGAGATTAAGCCAAATAAAACCGTAAACAACTGGTTAAAAAACACAAAGAACTGGATTAAATAAATGACAACAACGCAAGAAATGGTTGACCAAATAAATGCAGCAATTACAAGCATTGAAACTGGTTGCCAAGAGTATCAATATGCTAATAGAAAAGTAGTAAAAGCCGATCTAGCAACTTTATATAAGGAACGTGAAAGGCTAGCACAGGTTTTAGCAGAAGAGAATAGTACACAAGGCGGTATATTTGGCTTTACCACCGTAGCAAGCCTTTATCCAAGGTAAAAATAATGAATTGGCTAGATAAAACAATAGGCTGGATTAGTCCACAACTTGGTTACGAACGCATGAAATGGCGTAATGCTCTTTCTGCTTATGATGCTGGAAATGGAAGAAGGATAAGCCAGAATTGGAATCCAATTAATGGCAAAGCGGAACAGCTTAATCAAGGATCCAGAGATGTTATAAGAGCAAAAGCAAGGGATCTTGAAAGAAATAGCGATATTGCAGAAGCAATAATTAACAATTTTGAGCGTAATGTAATAGGCACAGGTATTCAATTACAGTCAAAAATAACTGACAGTAAGGGTAATGACTTACTGGAATTAAATGAAAAAATTGAAAAGCAGTGGAAAAAATGGTGTAAAAAACAATATTGTGATATTTCTGGACGTCAAAGTTTTTCTCAAATGCAGAAAATGGCAATCAGAAGACTGATTGTTGATGGTGGAATACTCTTTGTCAAAATCTATACAAAGGATGGTTTCAAGCTTCAAGCCAGAGAAGTTGACGACATAGACACTTCACTTATTAATTATTCTGTCAAATCAGGTCAAAACAGAATAATAAACGGTGTAGAAATTGATGAATACAATAAAATAGTAGCTTTTTGGCTTAAAACTACAACTCCTGACGGTCTTTTGATGACAGAGCCTCAAAGGATTGATGCTTCAAGAATAATCTATCTGGCGGAAATAACAAGACCTTCTCAAATTAGAGAGATGTCAAAATTAGCTATGTCTGGAAATAGGATCAAGGATATCAACGAATTTTTAGAAGCAAGCAGTGTTAAGGAAAGAATATTGGCTTGTTTAAGTGTATTTATAATGAAAAATACCCCTGCTATGGTGTCGAGAAACAGCAAGATTGATGCTGAATCAGGATATAATGACATTGCAATTGCTCCTGGAATGGTCAACAAGCTAGAGCCTGGAGATGATGTCAAAATACTTAACCCTTCTGGGCAATCGTCAAACGCAAAAGAGCACGTATGCATTAATCAACGTGTGTCAGGAGCTAGTCACGGGCTTAGTTATGAAGCCTCATCCCGTGATATGTCACAGGTCAATTATTCTTCAGCTCGACAAGGATTACTAGAAGACAGAAAAACATATCAAGCTTGGCACAATCTTTTGATTGATGACTTTCTTGACGAAGTATATTCTGAATGGCTATACTATGCTTATATTTCTGGCCAAATACCAGAATTGAAAAATTTTGAAAAAAATAAGGATCAATATTTGCAACATGAATGGATTACACCAGGTTGGAGCTGGATAGATCCACTGAAAGAGGTTAACGCAAATAAATTAGCGTTAGAAACTGGTCAAACTACTCTTTCTGATATTTGCAACAGCTCTGGTAAAGACTGGAAAGATGTTTTAAGGCAAATAAGCAAAGAACAGCAATTTGCAAAAGAGTTAGGACTAACAATTAGTAGCAATACTGATAACACAGCGTTAATAAGTATTTTAGGAAGTGAAAACAATGCCTAAGTTTCAATTATCAATCAATAACGATAAAAAACTAGCAGAACTTAAGATTTATGGGGACATCTCATCAACAAGCTGGAATGAAGAAGATTCTACTCCAACCAACATCGCTAATCAATTAGATCAAATGGAAGGTATAGAAACACTTAACGTAAGAATTAATAGTTATGGGGGTGATGTTTTTGCTGGTCAGGCTATTTTGAGCTTGTTAAAACGCCAAAAATGTGAAGTAATTATATATATTGATGGTATTGCAGCCAGTGCAGCAAGCGTTATTGCTATGGCTGGACGTTGCATAATGCCTAAAAATGCAATGATGATGATACATAATCCCTGGTCTATCGCTATCGGTGATAGTGACGAGATGAGAAAAACCGCTGATACACTAGATAAAATAGGCTTAGCAGTGGTTGAAGCTTATAAATCAAAAGCAAAAAATCTAACAGATCAGGAAATAAAAGACATTATGCAGGCTGAAAGCTGGTTAACAGCTCAAGAATGTTTGGATTATGGTTTTTGTGATGAAATAGATAACCAAGATATTGAAATGAGCATAAACGGACTAAAATTAAGCCCTAAAATGTTCTTACAGCAATATAAAAACAATAGTAAAGTACTTAAAACAAGTAATAACAACCAGGAGGAAAAGAAAAACATGGACGTATTGCAATTGTGTAAACAAGTAGGGCTTAATTATGATCAATTAATCAAAATGGGTCTTAATGACGATCAAATTAAAGCTATGGCGTTAGAAATTAAGTTGTCTCAAGCAGAAAAGACAACTCAATCATCAACAGAAGTAAATAATTCAGCTTCTCAATCTGTCGAAATGTCAACAGATAATGTAATTGAGATAATTTCACTTTGCGAAAAAGAAAAAATGGACGCAAAACCCTTCATTGAGGCCAAAGCAAGCATTGAAACCGTTAAAGCGTCTATTTTTGACAAAAAACAAAAGGATATGCAAGCCATTGCAACGACTAACATTGAAGTTACAAGCGAATCAAAAGATAAATATATGAATGCTATAACAGATGCAATTCTGTTAAGAGCTGGAGTTAGGCTTGCTAAGCCTGTGGACGGTGCTAATGATTTCAGAGCAATGAGTTTAAAAGATATTGCGGTTGAATGTGCTATAGAAATGGGTATTAAAAACCCTTCCAGACTTTCAGCAGATGATCTTTTCAAGATGGCTCTTACTCCAGACAGCCAATTTTCAAGCATATTAAGCAACACTATTAATAAATCTGTAAGTACTGCTTACAACACTGCTAATGAAACATTCTCTCAATGGGTAAGTATCGGAAGTAATCCGGACTTCAAGGCAACTGAACATTATAGAGTAAGTGAAACTGGATCTTTGCAAAAATTACCACAAAACGGAGCTATACAGTTTGAAGAATTGTCAGACCAAGGAGTCACAAAATCATTACTTACTTACGGTAAGGGATGGGGAATAACAAGACAAGCTCTTATTAATGATGACATCGGAATCTTAACAACTACTCCAATGCGTTTTGTAAGAGGTGCTATAAGAGGCGTAAACGCCCTAGTATACAAATATCTAGCCGATACTAGTCTTACAATCTTTGACTCAAAGGCATTATTCCATAGTGACCATGGAAACTTAGCAACTTCAGCAGCAGCATTGAGCGTAACTTCTCTAGGTGCTGGCAGAGCAGCAATGAGAACACAAAAAGACATTTCAGGGAATGCCTATTTGAACATCAAGCCTAAATTCTTACTTGTCCCTAGTGCGTTAGAGACAACAGCAGACATACTTACAGGATCAATCACAGATCCATCAAATAACAACCCTAACGTTAAGAATCCTTTCCAATCGCTACAAACAATATGCGATTCAGAACTTGACCAATACGATTCTAACGCTTGGTATCTAGCAGGTGATTCGATGGATGTTGATTTGATTGAGGTAACTTACCTCAATGGAAATCCTTCACCAATTGTTGAAACACAAGTTAGCTTCGAGCGTGCAGGAATGGAAGGCAGAATATTACATGATGTTGGTGTTACTGTTCTGGACTTTAAAGGTCTATACAAAAACGCTGGTGCTTAATCAGTAGTTTAACAGGCAAAGAACTCAGTTATCACACAAATTTAAATACAGGAGAAATATAAAATGGCAACAGTAACAAGATTTGTATACGAGGGAGATGTAATTAATTACACCAACTCAAGCGGTTCCACAATCGCTTACAAACAAATAATACCATTAACAGGCATGTGCGTTGTAGCTGCCGCAGCAATGGCTAACGGAGCCACAGGATCAGTATATACTTGTGGAGTTTTTGAACTAGCTGCAAAATCAACCGATGTTATAGCTGTTGGAGATGTCCTTTTCTGGGACGCTACCAATAATTATCTAACTTTAACCGCCTCTGGCAATACTTTATTTGGAATCGCAGCAATTGCAAAAGCTGCAACAGTTACCAGCGTTCAGGCTTGCTTGAAACCTAAAATCTCAAAGAGAGTAGCAAACCAAGCAGATTCAACCGCTGCAACCGTTGCAGACCTTAAGACGGATTTCAATGCATTGCTTGCAAAACTAATTGCAGCTGGAGTAATGAACGCTTCTTAAACAATATAGACAACAATAGAGGCGTATACGGTATAGTATACGTCTCTTATTTTTAATTTTATGACTTTAAAAGATGTGATATCAAACGATCTAAGTATATTTTTTAACTTGGAAGAAATAGCAGAAGAGCATACAGTTAATGGATTACCTGTTGTTGCTATTGTATGCAACAATTTAATCAATAATAAAAACGCAATTAACTACTATGATAAAGAAGTGGGCATTAAAACATCTGATTTATCAGCAATACCAGGGAATTACGAGAAGGAATCTATAATTATTATTGATAATGTGAGTTATAAAATTAAAAATATAGATAATTGCGAAGGTCTAACTACTTTGCAGCTAACAACCGATATTGAAAATCTAGGATTGACAACTGTTGTCAAATACAGGAATAAATTTGGAACAGGTGCGAACCAAGATTTAGGCATTCCAGGAACCAAAACAGATTGGAATAGTGCATCTAGCCTAACATATACATATTTTGACCAAATAACTTCAAATTTTGAACTTAAAGACATAGGGATAATAACACAAGGGGATATACAATTAAGGGTACTAAAAAGCCAATATAACGAGGCTGATTTGATAACTTATGAATACTTAATTAATTCAAAAGTTTATTCTTTGAAAAATAACAAAATTGTGGATGAAAATAATTGGTATACTTTGTTTTTGAGTCAAAATAATGCTTGATATACGGTTAGAAGGCTTTGAAGAATTCCAAAAAAAGCTTGAAAAAATGGTTGAAGAAGATATCAAAGTTGAAGTTGTAATCACAAACGATCATGAAGCTGCTACAACTCTTGAATATGGGTCAATACCAGGTAAAAGACCGTGGGCAAGTGCTGGAAAAAGAACAAGGATAGCAAGCGATATTTTTAGTCGAGATGAAAAGATTGTGTCTATCCGTGGTTATGGAATGTTAAGGGGCAATGAGTCAAAAATAAAAGAGCATTTAGCCAACGCATTAAAAAAAATTAATTTTGACCAAAATATAAAAGAGCAGATCATAAATATATTAACTGATAGTGCTAATCTTTGGGTTGATAATGCAAAAAAAGACTCTGTTGGAGATCTTATAGATAATAACTGGGACATACAAGTAAATGTATAACGCACTCACAAGCTTTTTTACTTTTTTAAGAAACTCAATTTTGCCACAACTTGGCAGTGGTGTTGCTCTATATACTGACGACAACGTAGAAGCAAGCTTTCCAGCCGTTTTTGTAAGAGAACTACAAGGAGTTGAAACAGATGTTAATGCTCTTAATGCTATTGAGCTTCAATTTGATGTTATATCAAACGACTATGACAGACGAGGAGCAAGAATATTGATTGACAAGCTTCTGGATAAGCTTGATTTGATAAATGATAGAGGCGGTAATTACACAAAAATATATGATTACACTAACCCTGTTACGTCTGGAACTCCACCGGTTACAAGCTATACTGATACCGGCAAAACAACTAGATGGATGATTAAAAGACATTTTAGGGCCTTACCTGATAGAAATAATCCAGAGTTCACAAGATATACGTTTGACATTATTTTATATTACTAGGAGGTAATACATGACCGCATATACACCTGGAATACCAACCACTACAAACATTGTAATCGGGCCAGCAGATATCTATTATGACGATACGATGGATGTTTATTTGGGATCTACAATCGGAGAAACAAAAATAGAGACAAAGAGAGAGTATGACCCACTTGAGGTAGAGCAAGTCATAGGGCCAATTGGTCAAGTCCTTAAAAATGAAACTTGCACCATTACAGGCACTTTGGCTGAAGCAACTCTGGCTAACTTGGAAAAAGTCTTAGGCAATGGTTCAACGGCTGGTTTTGGAAGCAATAGCGGTGTAGCTGGACATTCTTGGCAAATAAAAACTAATGGTCCAGCTGGAACAACAAGAACATTCACAATACACAAAGGCGTTATCTCTACTGGGACGTCGATTTCTCTTAAAAAAGGTGAAGTGTCAGGGGTTCCTTTTGAGATGATATGTTACAAAGACACCTCTCAAACTGATGGCGTACAGTTTTTTACTGTAGCTGACGCATAAGAAAGGCTTAGCAAATGGAATACAATTTTAATACTGAAGCTTTGTACCAATTATCTATAATTTTAGAGAGTACAGGGCTTGAAGTTTTAGACAAGCTTGATATTATGACAGAAGCAGAGTTGATAAGCTTTATAATTAAAGCTATTAACTCTACTTCTTTTGAGTCAATTAAGCTTATGTCTATAGTTTCAAACAAAACAATAGATGAAATTAAACAATTAAAAGCAATAGAGTATATTCAACTTGTCAAAGGCTTTGTTAGATGTGCTGATTGGTCTGAAATTATGGGGGAGCTGAAAACAATACTTCCACAAAAAACGGAAGTAGAAGCAGAAACGAAATAAAAAAGAAGTTCTACAAAGCTGTTTTGTTTGTTTCTAAAGAAACAAATACACCTGTAAGTTTAGTGTGGACGTTAAAAGCTACAGATTTTTTGACATATTTAAATCTTCTAGCAGAAAATGAAAATTCTGAAGTCGAATCAAAGGATAATATCTACAATGGAAACGAAGCAAGTATAGACGAGTTAATGAAAATATAATGAGTAATGATGTTTCAGTATTAAAAGCCGTGTTGGTTGCCAATGCCACAGAATTTAAAGCAGGAATGGCAGAGGGAACCAAAGCTTTATTTAACTTCAAAATGCAGATTGACAATCTCAAAGCTGCTATTGTTGATATGCAAGGCCGAATTGTTACGGAAACAAGAAATACTATGCTTGCTCTTGGTGGTCTTGCTTTGGCTGCTAAGCCTCTTGAAGATGCTATGGGGGATGTATCAACATTAGTAGATACATCTAGTACAAGTATGTCTGAGTTACAGCAAAAAATTATTGATGTAGCAAACACGCTGAAAGCAAGCCCCACCGATGTCGCAAAATCTTATTATCAAGTGCTTTCGGCTGGTATCACCGATGCTTCAACCTCTTTTGATGTATTAACGGCTGCCGGAAAACTTGCTAAGGGCGGCCTGGCTAGCAATTTTGAAGTAGTTGACTTACTTACAACTGCTATTAATGCTTATGGGATAAGTGCAAAAGATGCTACCCTAGTGGGTGATCAATTCATGGTAACTATTCGAGAAGGCAAAACAACGGCGGCAGAATTAGCATCTTCTTTTGGTAATGTTGCACCTCTAGCGAAACAAGCAGGCTTAGCAATAGATGAGCTTAACGCTGCAACAGTAACAATGACAAAACAGGGTATAGCTACCGCACAGGCTCATACATCAATGAGGGCAGCCTTGCAGGCTGTAATTGCACCAAGCGAACAGGCCAAAAAGACAGCCAAAAGCTTAGGTATTGATTTCAGTACGGCAGGCTTGAAAGCAAAAGGCTTTGCTGGCTTCATGAAAGATGTTTTTGACAAGACAAAAGGCAACACCGAAGCAATGTCAAAGCTGTTTGGTAGCGTAGAAGCTTTAAATGGCGTTATGGCCTTAAGTGGAGTTAAGCTTAACGAATACAAATTCTGACTCTAATACACATGTCCGAGCCAACGAGACAAGCAGAAAACCCC